CAAACACCATCTGGCTTGGGACCATCGCTATCATTGCGCCACCTGTAGCCCTGGCACTGGGCGTCGTCATTGGCGCGTGGGTTACAAGGCTGGGGTTCGGGTTGGACAAGCAACCCAAGTAACTTTTCCGTGGCCCCGCGTGTGCGGACGCCTCGGTGCTCCACCCGTCCGGAATGTTTCGACCCGGATGGGTGGAGTAACTCTTTCCTAGCTACTAAATCCCCTTCACCGGAGACGACGCCAAGATCGACTTCTTGATGACCGGAAGCCCGGCAGGCGGATGCTCAATCCCTCGAACCTGGAACTGCGTCGGATGAAGCTTGATCGGCTTCTCAGGAGGCTTCGGAGGGGGAGCCTGCTGGTAGGTCTTCGTGAACTTGACGCTCCTGCCGGTGACGGGACTTCTCTGGCCTCGGACGAAGCCTTGGACTTGCACTGACTTGACGCCGGTTGATACGGCAACGCGGGATCCATCACTGGTCAACTGTACGTTGACGTTCGGGTTCTTGAGCACGTCCAAACGCTGGTTCACTCCGACGACGGTCTTTGACTTTGGAGTGCGTTGCTTGCGAGGAGGCTTAGGCTCCGTGATGGGTTGCGGTTCTTGCTGTGGTTCTTGGGTATTCATTTGCTTGGCAGTGATTCTTCGACTTCTTTCGCCTGCTTGTAACGCTCGTCCTTCGGGCCGTACTTCTCAAGAAGCTGCCGACTGACGAGATTTGAAACCGTTCGGAGCGACTGCTGGCTGGATGCGTCCAAAGGTGCCATTGCAGCACGTCGGAGTTCTGGCGTGGTTAGGAATGTGGAGGCGAACCTGTAACGAACCTCTGGATAGGCCGTCAACAATCGGCCCACGCTGTTGACTACGGAGTTTTGAGTTCCGCCAAGCGCGTTGCCACCTGTGTATCCGAAAATCAGGTAGTTCATCAACCCGCGCCTTTGGTCGGTGTTCATCTGAAGCGGTGCTGGAATGTCTCCCATCGCCGCCATCGTACGCTGAACATCCGCCAGTCCCGCATTCCCGAATAGGGCGCGTGCGGACTCGTTGTAAGTTCCACCCCGAGTTGCGCCAGTCGGATTACTGACCAATTCCGCAAAGCGTTGAGGGGAGAACTCTCCACCATCTTGAGCCTGCGTCATCAAGCGGTCGATGAACGAGGATCGAACGTCTTGAAGCAAAGCGGGGTTTCGAGCCTGGAGCCGGGTGACGAGGTTCTGGATCTTCGGCGTGTTGGTCGGGTCGATGACAAACCGCTCAATGTCGAAGGCGTTCCGGTCAGCGAGTTCATCAAGGCCAAGGTTGGCCAGCGTTCGACGCTCTGCCGCACCGCGAGCTACTGCCTGACGTGCCAGCGTTTCAGCAGTTGCAACGTCCGCTGCTCCGAATGCGCGTTGAAGCAAAGCGGGGTCGGCATCCAGCGCAGCCAAGAAGGCTTCAGGATTCCTAGTCGCCGCCTGACTCTGGCCAATGGACGCCTCCCGAAGCATCGCTTGGCGCATGGCTCCGAAGTTGGGAAAGAGACGGGTTCTGTCAGCCGGTGGAAGCTGTTCAAGGACACGCTCAACAGTAGAGACCATGTTCCCGACGTTGAAAGCGCCCCCCCGACGCCCAGCGGTTCCAGCGGTTGAAAGGATGGCTTCACGGACCAACTCGGTTCCACGGTTGGACATGTCGGCTCCAGCGGTGGCTCCACGCCCAAGAATGCTCTCAAGCTGCTGGAGATTAGTGCGAGCGTCAGACCCGGTGAGTCTGCGGACAATCGCCTCCCCAGATAGTCCGCCATCCTCCCCGACATCACTGATGATGCCGTCAGCTAATGCGCTACGGAACCGACCAATGTTCTGGGCGTACATCCGGTTGGCATTGCCAAGTGCCGCTTCCAAAGCCGGGGAAGTGGCGACAGCACGATCCAACTCACCCCGAGCCGTGTTCATTAAGTCGGCGCGAACCCGAGAGTCCACACCCGGCATGAAGTTGGAGTTCCGAAGGTTCCGGCCAAGCTCTGAGACAAATTGACGGGCTTGTTCAATGGAAACCGTGTTTTCCAACTGGCTTGCGCGGTCAACCGCAGTCCGAGCGCCAGCGGGAGCCGCCATAGCTGAGATATTCCCGGAGGCATCACGAACGAAGGACAAACCCATCGCGTTCGCTCTGTTAATCACCGGCTGAAAATCGACAGGGATTGTCTGATACTCCGGCATCGCCCTTGCAGCCGAGTACGCAGCATTCCACTCGGTTTGAGCGGACCTGTTCACCGTGTCAGCGATTTCACCAATCTCGTTCCCAATGTCAGAGACGGATCGACCTGGAGGAAAGAACCCTTGTCCAGCAGTGCGAACTTGCTGCTCTGCCTGACGCACGGAGCGAGACGCTTGATTTGCGAAACGATCCACCGCTTGGCGAACCTGCCCCTGAATGCCGCGCCTCTGTGGATCCAGAATGTCGAATACCTGACGGCTGATTTCCTGCGGAGTGTTGCCGGATCGACCAGAGCGTGCGGCAGTGTGAAGCACCAACTCCGAGATTTGAGCCATCTCTTCGGGAGTAGGTTCAGCACCTTCCAATCCCATTCGGCGGGTAAGGGTTCCGGAGTCAATGGCTTCAGCGAGCCCGATTGGAACCTCGGCACCAGTGACGGTGCGAACAGTCTCCCGAGCCCGCAAACCCCGAAGCTGATCCGGTGTCAATTCGTAGGGCCGGAACAGGTCTGCCACCGCGCCGGAAAGGCGTCCGCCTCCGCGGACTGCGGCTTGAGCCAAACGGCCAGCGCCTCCCATTGCAGCGGGAACAGTGACCTCAACGGTAGCTTCTTCCAGCGTCGGAAGCTCCATCCCTTTTTCAACAGTCTTGGCTCCAAGGTTTCCAATTCCTTGAAGCCCGACGTTGGCGAGTGTTCTCAGTGCTGGGTTGGCAAGCCGTGCTCCCGGGACTCCTCCACGGATCAAGGCTCCTAGCGCAGCTTTTTGATCCATTTCTTCTCTATTGCCGGTAGCGATTTCCGCCCCTTGAGCAACCTCTTCGCCAGCGAGACTCGTCAAGCCCATTACCCCAGCGGCAGGAAGAGCCCCCATTCCTCCGGTAGCAAGACCGGCAGCGATTGGGACACCAAAACGGGCCGCTCCAGCGGCAGCTTTTCCAATGCCCCTGGATTCAGCCTCGTACCCCGGAGTTCCTGGAATTGAGCGTGCTGGAACCGCAGAGCCAGTAGGTCCAAACGGCTGCATGTTTCCAAGGGTCTCTCCAAAGACGCTTTCCTTTGCAGCCATGTCACGCTCTGCCTGCTTGAGATTTCCCATTCCAACAGCAGGCTCACCAATCCTCTGCTCCGCCACCTTCAAGTTTCCCATGCCGGTGGACTGACCGGCACCCTCGTACTTGGTCTTGAAATCGTTTACGACAAACTGGATGTCTTCAGGCTTCTCTCGGTTCGCTTCCATCTGCGAAACGATGCCATCCAGCTTCAGCCTGTTTTCTTCGGAAAGTGGCATGGCTAGTAGTTGTACTTCTGCCGGAAGTCAGCACCCTTAGGCATGAACTGATCCTTAATTCGGGTTGGAATGTTGGGTGCCAACTTGTAGTCCTGAATCTGCTCTCCGACGCGCTGGCGGAGGATGTTGCCGAAGTTTGCGATGGAGTCCGTGTAATCGGCAAAGGTCGGGTTTGAAAGGATCTGCTGAAACGACTGAATTTCAGGAGCAGTTAGAGCGGTTCCAAAGTTTGGCTTCCTAAAAGCCTGAGCGATAAGCTCAACCTGTTGGAAAATCTGCTTTGCCTCCGATGTGGCTTCGGCCCGCTTTTCAGTTGGGATGATCTGAGCTTTCAGCTTTGTCGCCCTTCCTTCAATCGGGCCAACAAACTTATCAAATGCCTTTTCACCGTACTTGGCGTTGAACGCATTGATTCTGTCTGAAACAGACGAAATCTGACGGAGGTTGTCCGCTTCTGTGGTTACGTCCTTGAGAATCTGAGTGGGAGCGTTCATTGACTGCACGCCGGCAAGAGCCTTGGCGCGGACCTCAGAAAGCTCTCTTTCGGTCAACTTTCTACCAGAAGCACCCTCAATCTCCTTGGCAAAGGCTTCGGCTCGACGTTCCGCCGCCGAAATTGCGTTGCGGTCCAAACGCTCACGCTCAGGCGTACCCGGAGCAGCGAGTTCGTTCTTCAGTTCTTCTGGGGTAGTCAACCAACGCTGTGACGCAGAAAGTCCCTTGGCAGCATTCAGCTTGGGAGCAATTCCGGAGTATCTTTCGGCAACGACATCCGCCCGATCTGGAGAAAACACCCCATTTTCATCGTAAATGTTCAACGCTTCAGCGTCAGAAGTTGGATCATTTGCCAACAGGAAATCACGTTGCTTTAAGGCGTTTCGCTCTTGAGTGGAAAGAGACGTGTTTCGAGCGCGACCAAGAAGAGCCGCGTTTGCCTTGTTCAACTCAAAGTCCTGCCGCGCCTTTTCCGCAATCCCCTTCGTGTACGCCGCCTGAAACTGCGGAGATTTGCCCTCAAGATTGACCTCTCCCGGTAGCGAGTTTGACAACCCAAGCGCACCAAGCATCTCCGGAGTGAATCCAGCTTCACCCTTGGTCATGTCAACCATAGGAGGCTGAATGGCGGTGCGAAGGCCCCTCGCTTGATCCATCAAAGCCGCATCCTGGCGCTTCTGCTGATTGGCGGCAGAGGCTTGGTAGTCAACCGTTCCATCCGGCGTCACCACAGCGTCAGCGCCGAAAGCCTGAACTCCGCGAGCGTTGAACTCCCGGATCTTCTCGGCACGCGCAAGATCGTTCAACTCCTTCTGCTGCTGAAGTTGCTTGTCCATTTGCTCACGCCGCTTGCGACGGTCCATCGCCCCTTCAAGGTCAGGAGTCGGAAAGCGGGTGTTGGTGTAATCGGCAATGCTGGTCCTGAGTTCAAATGCCATATGTCATGTCCCTTCGATTACTTGTCCTTGCCAAACCCAGATTGAAGTCCGGCCATGCCGATGGAGTCTCCGGCGCTTTGAAGCTGTTTGCCCCAGACCGCGCTCTTGCCGGGTTGCTGTTCGGCGGCAAACTGAGCCTGCATCTTCATTGCACGCTCCTGAGAACGAAGCTGGGAAACCTGCTCTGGGCTCATGTCGTAATCCGCCATCTTCGCCATTGGGGTGCTTCCAAGGATGCCGCCAAACTCTTGAGCACCTTGGCCGGTGAGATCCAGCGAAGTCAGGCCAAGATCCCGAGCGAGAAGGTTGCGTCCGGCACCAGATCCACCGTATCCGCCCTCAAGAGACTTTGCCGCAGCACTTCGAGCAAGCTGCTGTTGAACGTCCAGCGGGATTTCACCACGGAGCTTGGCGAGAGCGTTGTTGGTCCGAAGACTTTGGCCGGTAGCGTAACCCGGAATTGACGTTTCGAGCATCTTGTTCAACTCGCCAGCGTTGAACTGGTTGCGCTTGGACTCCAACTGCTGCGCCCTCGGCATCAGGTTTCCCGCCTCGGTGTACTGAGCGCCAAGGTCCAGTCCTGGAGTCTCCGCAATACGCCGCAGTGCGCGTTTCGTTTGACCGGCAGAGTTGGCCGCCATGGCAGTTCCGCCAATTGCCATACCCGCCCCAACAACACCTGCTGCGATTGCGCCCATAAATCAGAAGAGAGTTGCGACCCGATTTGAAAGTGAAGAAGTGCCGAAAGCCTGCTCCGCGTTGATCCGTTGAATCAGCATCTTGAGAAGCTGTTCAACCTTGGACTTCGGAAAGGTGTCAGCCTGAAAGCAGTAGGACCAAATGCGGGTGAGACCCCTCACGGTCCACACGTCGTTGAACGGGACAACCAGCGGCTGGTGCTTTTCAATCCACACCCGAGAAGCGTCCACCGCCTTGGCGTAATCCTTTTGGGGTATATCGTACCCAAACGCCATCTCCGCCGCCTGCCGACTGGATTCAGGATCCCGGTCAATGAACACCTTCCTTGAGCCTTCGATCACTGCTCCCGGAAGGTACTGGTAAGTGCCACAGTCCCCCACGAACTCAAACTGTTCCTGAGCCTGTGCAAGCGCACCCTTCCAATCGTCCACGTCACTGATGATGTCGTGATACGAAAAGGCCCGAGGGTGCAAGTTCAGGAGCGTGGACAGGAATGCTGTTCCTGAGCGAGCGAGTCCGGTTACTTGGAGGACTGTGGCCATGGCTTAGGTCAGGATCGGGGACTTTTCCTGTTTCTCATCCCATCCCTTGGTCATCTCGTTCACCCAAACGGGGAGACGCCAGAGGATGAAAAGCGAAGTCTCGGTTCCGCCACGGATGCCAAGCTCCGAGCACACGGCAGCGGTAATGAGTGCCGCATTCGGGTAGAGCGGCTTTCCAGCTTCAATCAGCCAACCAGAAAGCTCGTTGATGCGAGCCATGACCTTCGGAAAGCTGACTTGCAGGATGGCCATGACATCGTTGAAAGCCGGGTCGATGCTGGTCTTGTAGAAGCTGTTGCCAAACCCGGCAATCATCTGACCTCGCCGGATCATGACTTGGACAACCTGTTTCTCGCCGTTCTCGTACAAGCCGCGAGCCGCCAGGATGGGCGCGTGAATGTGGCCGAGCGTGAGAACTGCGGCAGCGATGCCGTTCTCAATGCGCCCAGACCCCATCATGGCGTTCATCATGGTGATGGTGCTCACGTTGCGATTCGCCTTTGCAGCCTCTTGGTGAGCCCAGCAAAGAGCGTCAAGGAGCCTTTTCTGCTCCCCGTTCAGATTCGGAATGTAATCAATGGGTATTTTCATCGTCGGAATCAGACCATTCCCGAGTTGTAGACGCGATTGAAATCCGCGTTGCCTTCAGGGAGGTTGGTGATGACAAGTCGTTGCTGCGGGCTGTAAGCCTCAAGCTCTTGGCGAAGCATTCGGATGGCCCGCTTATGGTTGAGTTCGGATTGCTCATCCTCGTTCCTGCGCTCCTGCTGAATAGCAACCATCTCACGCTCAAGAGCGGGGAGCTTACTGATGATAAGCCAATCAGAGTCAACCAGCGCAGGGATGAACTCTTGCCGGTACAGGACCTCTACGGACAGGTCGGTACAGAGCGCATCTGCCGGTCGGCAACCGTCGCCGTGGTCTTTGCACTGCCAAGTCAGGTTGGTTCCGCAATTTGGCCGATTGACCAAGTAGGTCCTGCGGTAGGAAGGGTTGGTTTCAGAAGGTTGCCAAACGGCGATTTCGGTTTCGGTGCCCAAATCAGGGTCAACAGAAGTGGCGGTAACATTGTACTTGGTAACTGGCTTCTGAACTCCAGTCAGATTCGGTTTCTTGAACGTGCTGACGCTTTCAACGAACGGAAGCGCAAGGGTGAGGTATTCGCCGTCAATCACGTTGCCGCTTACAGTGTCCAGCGTGCGGATGACGACCCCGTTGGCATCCTTGCCTTGCAACAGGACCCGAAGCCCAACGTCGGCAGCGTTCGGGTACAGTCGAATGGTCGAATCCACGTCAAAGTCCCGATACTGGCAGGCGGGAGGAAGCCCACGCTCAAGAAGCTGTGGAGTCTGGCAATAGCCGTTGTCGCTGCATCCAGCTTGAGGAGCACGAACGTAGGTCTGGAACTCAAACCATCCGTTGCGGATCGGAATCGACCATCCGCAGAGGTTGAATCCTTCGACGGTCTTCACTTCCCGAGGCCACGTCAGACACGCCCTTGGAGCGCAGACGTTCATTCGGGCGTACGTCCCCCACCACTTCCCGTCTTCGGAAAGCCGGTACTGCGCGTCATTCAGAAGCTGAACGAAACGAGGGTCGCAAGCGTTTAACCCGACTGCTGCCGGGAGTGCGCTGTTTTTGGCGTTTCCGAGTGTGGTTCTCATGTGTTGTACATGATTGCGACAAACCTAAATTTCCAGTTTGCCGCAGTGAAAGCGTACATGATTCCGTCTGTTTTTCCTGAGATAAACGGGGATTGTCCGTTTGAAGCAGCGTTTTGTGTAAGCGTGAGATCCGTTGGGCCGTAGGAATACCCAAAAACTTCAGCAGCGTCACCAGTGGCATCTCCTGCGCCTCCAGAATCCAACTTGATAATGCCTAGCTGAACAACCTCATCCGTAACGTATCCAGCCTCTGTGGTGACGCAAACCATCATTCCCTGAATTGCGTCTGGAGCGGTTGCAAATCCATGAGTAACAGTGGCTGACGTTCCCGCCCCTGGAAGTCCTGCGATTTCAGTTGTGACCGTCTGAATGTCCAAAGAAACAACAGGAGTCGGGTTTATCAGAAGGAAGTTTGTCCCAAGAGATCCTGTCACAAGGATCATCGCTTGGCCTGTAACAATGTTGCCCGCAACCAGCGGAGTAACTCCGTCTGAAAGTGTAATTGGTTTCGGGCCGGATCCATCAATGTTCAAGGTGGACGGACCCGTGTTTCCAGCGACCGCAAAAGTTACCCAGACTTGGCCTTGTCGAGAGATGAGAGGTCCTGTCATTGATGGCGTGTTCGTGATCGTGTAAATGTCTGCAATGCCGCCAGAAACGCCCGTTGAAATCACCTCCGAAAGCCACCGAACCCAAGCCCCGTCAGTGATTGACCATTGAAGTGCTTCAACGGGACGATTATTGGAATCCAATCGAAGCCAGAAAAGCGTCAGGTCAGCGGGCGCAACTTGCGAGGCTTCCCATTGAACACCCCCCGTAATCGTCGCAACAATGGACGCAACGTAGGCGTCAAACCTCGCCTGCTCTGAGTCGTAGCAGGCTGGAGGCGGGAGAGTTCCCGGTGTCAGTTGGATGTCAGCCATAAATCGAGTATCCGTAGTCGTTTGGAGCGCACGCCTCTACTCCAGTACAGGCGTCCGTATCGCACACCGTTGTCGGAGTTTCAACGCAGATTGAGCCGGTCAAGTCTGCGTACTGGTCTTCGTCCTGATTGCTCATGACGAGAATCGGACGCTTCAAGCGGAGGTAGCCAGAGTTCTCAAACCGAAGCTGGAACTCGTACCCGGTGCCCGCAAATCCACCCCGCTGTTGGTCGGGAATGTCGGGAGGAAGAGGGATTCCGCGCCTGGATCTGGTTTGGCCGACGTAGTACCGCACATCCAGCGTGGTGGCGTACCCGCACGGGATTGTCTCATCGCAGTTCCGGTACTTGGCGCAATCATCCCACCCACCGAAATCGTACCAAACCTGTTCCAAGTCAGGCTTGAACTTCACCCGAGACGAGACTTCACCGGCAACCTCGTCGTACCACATTTCCAGACCTTGAATCTTCTTCTGGTTGTTCGGATTGCCGCCAGTCATGGACTTGGTTTCCATGATCCACTGGATAGGAACGTCGTCGCCACCGTCAAAGTCGAAGATGTTCTCCCGAGTGATCTCCCAAAGGCAGATTCGCTGGTCGGTGTTGACCGCGAAGATAAAGCACCGCTGCGTTGCCCCGGATCCAAGGGTGAGGATCTGGAGAATCTTGAGTCCGGTCCAAACGCCTTCCCAAGCAGGAGGAGCCTTCAGGCCCATGCCGCTGACAAGGTGATAGTCCAAGGCGACAAGACCGCGATGGTAGACCCCGGTTGCGCGTTGACCGTCAGGATACCGGGTTGTCGGCAACTGCTGGGGCTGAACCGTCATGAGGAGACGGTTATCGAAGTTCACTGCGCTGGCGTATCGAAGGAGGGGGCGAGTGTCGTACCGGAGAGCGCGGTAAATCTGCCTGCTGATGGGCGTTTGCCCCCAAGTGTCCCAGTCCCGGCGTGAAATCTGGACCGTGCGGATGCCGTCAGGAGCGCGGAAACCAACGTCACCGTTCATCGTGACGAGAGACCCCTGATTGACAGAGCCGAAGTTCAGCGCGGCATATCGCTGAATCGGATACTGGAGGTTTTTCCACACCGTCCGGTCAATCGGGGCATCGAAAGCGAACACTGCCGACTCGGTGAAGACGAACAGGTTGCCGTCTCCGAGCGTGGTATCAAGGTTTGCCCCGTAGGCCATGCCGGTAATCGGCCCTTGAGGCACCGCAAAGCTGCCTCCCTCGTTTAAGAAGTCGTTTTCGGTGAAGTTGATGACTGAATCCCGGCCAAGAACGGGATCGGAGTTCACCAAGTCGCCCATGGTGTACGAGTAACCAGAAGCGACCGCCAACCGACCCCTGCCGTACGCCATTGGCCCACCAATCGGCACTTGGAAGGGTTGCTGAGTCTGGACGTTGCTGCGAGTGACGCCGGACCCATTCCAGAGGAGCGGACGGTCAATCCCGTTCTGCACGATCAAGTATCGCTCTGCTTGAACGAACCACGCTTGAGGCTGCTTCTCCTGATTGCGGTAGGTGGCAGTGGTAAGCTCCGAAACAACGTAGGGACTGTTCGCTGCCGTGACCTTGATTGTGTAAACCCGGCCTGAAATGGAGACCGCCAAGTAGCCCTGACCGCCGCCTGTCTGACCAAGGGGTGAATCGGCAACGTACGTCCCGGCACCTTGGAACAGGCCATCCTCGAACGCTGCCTGCGTCTCTTCGTCTGGAAACGAGAGCGGACGGAACGCCCAACCCGGCCTTGGATGAGGGAATCCGCCTCGAACCGTGGTGTTCACCGCCCAGGCAAGCTGGTTGGGCTGAATCAGTGAAGCCGCGAACCCGGAATCAACGCCAGCCTCCAGCGTGAGGTAGCCATCGACGATTCTGTTAGATTCCCGTACACCCATATGAGCCTTGCCCAAACATGCGTCCCACTCGTACTTTCAATCAAGAGTGAACTACGAAGGCGAAGCGTACCTTTCCGAGAAGTGGAATACCCGAGACCGATTTCTGATTGAGAAAGCGATGTTCGTGTCTGGCGGTTACAAAACCCATGGCAAGGACACTTACGGGAATGGAAAAGTCTACCATTTCAAGGAGGCGATGAAGGCGTTGCTGCCTCATTTGAAGTGGCATGCGTGGGTGGATCTGGAGGTCGAATGCTTCATCAACTACCGGGAAATCGGGATCGCTGGCCCTGCTAGTAGTGGTAAGACGTACATCATTGCTGCCTGCGTTTACACCTACATTCAGATTTACCCGAAGGATACGTCCGTCATCATGTCCACGACGACGGTTCAAGCCCTTCAGCTTCGCATTTGGGGCTCAATCAAGGAGATCCACAACGAGGCAAAGCGTCGCAGAACGTGGTTGCCGGGAACCGTGATGGAAAGCCGATGCTCTTTGGCGTTTGAGCATGTGACGGATGAAGCGCGTGATTTCAGAGATGGCTTGATCGGGGTGGCTTGCCGCGTTGGCGGGACGTGGGTTGGAATCAGCGGCTACGTCGGGCTCAAGAACGACCGCATTATCCTTGTTGCGGACGAAGCGCACTTGATGGATCGAGGCTTCCTGAATGCCATCGCCAACCTCCGTAAAGGGTCCAAGAAGGAGCCTTTCAAGCTGATTGCGATGGGCAATCCGAAGGACACCAGCGACGCCTTGGGGACCGTTTGCGAGCCGAGGGCAGAAGATGGCGGATGGGAGGGTTACACTGGCGATTCCCGCACTAAGACATGGCTTACGAGAGCTGAAGGTGGCATTGCAATCCAGCTTTGCGGATACGACACGCCGAACGGTGATTCAACCAAGGGGAATGAGCCTTTCCCTGGGCTTATCCTCAAGGAAGACATTGAGAACGACGCCAACTATTACGGGCGTGAGAGTATTGAGTTTACCATGATGAATCTGGGCATATTCCCCAGAAACAGCATAGATAAGCGCGTAGTTACCGTTACATTGTGCGAAACAAGCAAAGCGTTTGAAGAGGTTGCTTGGGAGTCAAAGCACACCCTGAAGAGGGCAATCGGAGTTGACGCTGCGTACTCCGGCGTTGGCGGAGACCGATGCGTAATGACGGACTTGACGTGGGGTCAAGAAGCCAACGGGGAGATCGTCATGGCGTTTACTTGCAAACCGATTGTAATTCCGGTGAACCCACGCCTAAAGGATCAACCAGAGGATCAAATCGCCCTGTTCATGAAGGAGTATTGCGACCGGGAAGGAATCAGCCTTTCCAGCGTCGGGATCGACTCCACCGGCAAGGGAACGCTTGTGGCTGCCATTGGCCGTCTCTGGGGAACTGACGTAATTCCCGTGGAGTTCGGAGGAAAGCCGACCGAGCGCGTCGTCCAACAGCGGGACAACAAACGGGCCTGCGACGCTTACGGCAAGTTCGTGACGGAGCTTTGGTTTGCTGCAAGATCCGCAATCGTTGGTCGGCAGATCCGCAAGATGCCAATGGAAGTGGCCCGTGAAGGTGCAACCCGCGCTTGGGATTACACCAAGGGAATGAAGCAGGACGTGGAGCCAAAGGAGTACACCAAAGAGCGTCTTGGACGTTCCCCTGACTTGTTCGACTCCTTCGTGGTTGCCCTTGAGGTAGCGCGACGCAATGGGTTTGAAATTGCAAACACGCAAGCGGTGGGTGTAAGAGTGAAGACAAGGCGAAGCAACTGGCTGATGCGAGCGGTCGAAAAGGCGAAGCAGGCAAAACACGAGTTGGTCTACCAATGAGTACCCTCAAGCGAAGCGATTTCCCACCTGGAGGCTGGAGGTTTTACCAACCGGAAACGAAGTGGAACGCCCCCGACCCGCTTATCAACAGCTTCCACCGCATGGTCGCTGTCATTTATCAGCACCGAGCGGCGAATCCGCAGGCAAGCTTGAGTTTGGACACTGACAAGATTGGCCAGGATCTTGAGGAATACACCCGGACAAGGCTGAACATCCGTCCGGTTGCTCCCTACGCTGATTTGCCTGACAAACCCGCTGCAAAGAAGCGCAGAGGGTGCGGAACTTGTGGAAGCCGATGAACTTTTTAGACCGCATCAAGTCGGACCTTCGGGGTCTTCGGATTCTCGCTGACTGGATCGGTGAGGGAGCCAAGCCGGTTGACCAAAAGCTGGCAAATGCGAGAGCGCAGCACTGCATCAGCTGTCATGGAAGGCACAACAAGTTCGATCATCGACGGCTTGAGAAGTCGATTGCCGAAGCCATCCGCGAGCAAGAAAGCATCAGGAGCAAGGTTGCTCTCAGAACTCCTCAAGATGGCCGGTTGCATTCCTGCTTGGACTCAAACGGCAAGAAGGGTTGCGGATGCTACCTGAAACTCAAAGTCTGGGTTCCGATTGAAAACCAAGGCGACTTCCCGATGCCCAACTATTGCTGGGTCACGAAGGAGCAGCAGAAGTTGCCAAAGACTCCAGAAGGGGTGACGGCAAAGATGATTTCGGTTCAGCGGTGGGCAGCGTTTGGCGATGTTCTGATGGCTCTTCCGCTAATCGACAAGCTGGCGGCAAAGGGCATCTCTGTGACGCTGAATTGCGCGTCCATGATTGCGCCCATCGTCAAAGGGCATCCGTCCATCCGCAGGGTTGTCACCGACAAGTCGATGGCTTGTGAGATTGACCTGGACAACTCGTACGAGCGGAACCAAGAGCGGGCAACCAAGTCAGTTCAGCAACTCTTCATCGAAGCGTCAGCGCATCAACTGAAGCGGGTTGGCCTTGATCCAATCGAATCGACCAACTTGGTCTCTCGGATTCACATCCACGATTGGGAGAAGCAGGAAATCCTCAAGCGTGGCGCTAACATCCCGAGGCCATGGGTCTGCATCAATTACCGCTCCCAGTCTTGGCCGTCTCGCTCCGTTGACGAACGCTCGCTGGTTGCGGCTGCTAAAAAGATCAACGGTTCCTGCATCTGGACTCACCCTGGGCCCGTTCCTGACGGGTTGCACTCCATCAAGACGAACTCCTTCCGGGAACTGATGGCGTTGCTCTCGATCTCTGACCTGTGCATCACGCCGGACTCTGGCCCAATGCACGCGGCGGCAGTGGTTGGATGCCCCGTCATCGCGCTGGAGCAAAGCATCCCGATTGCTCTCCGCCTGTCCAACCTGACCGACCACACCGTTCTGTCGGCACCCGTCGATTGCGTGCGTTGCTTGGAGTGGAAATGCCCCAAGGACGAAAAGAAGCCACCTTGTCAGGTGTTTGATCCATCCGTCATTTCAAACGCCGCCAACAAGCGTTTGGACGGCATGGGGATGGTTTCTGCGGTGATCCCAGTCTACAAGCAGCATCCACGACTCGACCGTTGCATCAAAGCGGTGCCTGACAACGTGGAAGTTGTCGTCTCGCTGGATGGGCCGGACAAGTTCGAGGTGAAAGGAGCGGACATTGTTTCACCTTCCACCGGCAAGCGGGTTGGCTTTGGTAAGACATGTACCCGTGGAGCGCGAGCAGCGAATGGCGAGTTCTTGTTGTTCCTGAACGATGATTGCTACCTGAACACGGGAGCCGTGGAACGAATGCTGGAGGAAATGAAACCTGACGTTGCCGTTGTCGGGTGCCTGCTTCGGTATCCAGACGGCAGGATTCAGCACGGGGGAACACTCCGCCTTGGGATTGAGCAGGGTTACGGCCACATCGACCACGGCAGGATTGCGCCGTCAATTACCGCTCCAAAGGAGATGGAGTTCGTCACTTTCGCTGCCGTTCTCGTTCGCAGGAAGGCGTTCTTTGAAGTGGGCGGGTTTGACGAGGATTACGACACCTACTGCGAGGACTCAGACCTTTGCTTGAGGCTTCGGAAGGTGGGATGGAAGGTGATTTACACCCCTCACGCCTCCGCGATCCATGACGAAAGCCAAACCACGTCTCCGATGAAGAGTGAGCTTTGGCACAAGTCGCAGGCGGTGTTCATGAAGAAGTGGCGGAGATACTTTACGGAAAACGCGGGCAACCAACTTGGACAATGATTACCAACCGGATCGGTAAGTTTGAGGAGTCAACGAGGATTGTGAAAGCCCTCCACATTGAGGGTAAGCGTGCGCTTGATCTTGGGTGCGGAAAGGCGGAACACACGCTTCCTCTTGGAGACTTAATGCTGGTCGATGCGATCAAGATGGAGGGCGCACCGGAAGGGGTGTTGATTGCGGACATTCGGAACATCGACCCCATCGTTGAATCCAACCGATTCGGAACGGTGTACCTGTTGGACGTGATGGAGCACTTGACCAAGGTGGAAGGTCTCAAGTTGCTCAAGGAGCTTGAACGCCATTGCGACCGGATCGTGTTCTTCACTCCACTTGGGGATCTTTGGATGACAAACGACGACCACCCCTACTCTCACAAGTGCGGGTGGATGCCGAAGGAAGCCGTTGACCTTGGGTACAAGGTTTGGGAATGGCCAATCTTCCACAAGTTTGCTGACGGACAAATTCACGGGGCGTTCTGGGCGTGGAAGGACTCAGTGAAAACGCCGAGTGCAGATTCCATTGCAAAACTCGCGGGGGTTGCGCCGTGACTTTCTACGGTCCTGTTTACGGTCCAGACGGTGAGCAACTGCACGTCTTGGAAGATTGCTACGGCATATTCTATTGGAATGACGCCTGTTGGCACAGGTCTGTTCCAGAGGACAGCAAAGGGCTAACCTACCTGGATGTTGGGTTCCACACGGGTTTCAACCTTTTGCGATTCGAGCAACGGGGAGGAATTGCCACCGGACTTGATTTCCACGGGTTGGGAGAAATTCAAGCTGGAGCCGAGGGGTGGGATGTCGGAGATGAGTTTTCAGGCGACACGGCAAAGCGAATCAGAAGCCTCTACAATGGGGCTTACAGCATGCGGGTTGGAGGATTCGACAATGGAGCAATCGTTCCGGCCAGCGTCGGAAAATTCACCGTCGTCTCCGCCTTAAACGTGATCGAATACATGGACGATCCGCTGTCTTGCGTCAGAAGCCTTTTTAACCACGCAACGGACAGGGTTCTGATTGCAACGGACACCGCCCTGGAAACAATTTATCCTTCAGACATTCCGCCATTGAAGGTCAAGCTGAGTCGCAAAGACCTTGTTGCTGCATGCCCTTGGCCATGCGTTGTTTGGGAGTATGACGGAGGAGCAACCAAGCAGGCGCAAATCTTTGCCTGCGCCACCAGAGAGGGCTCAAGCCTTCCGCCTGTGGATCCAAGCGACCTTCGTTGGGACATGGCAAAAACCAACACGCAGAAATTCTGGGAGTCGAAGAAATGATCCTCCTGAATCAGCCTCACACTCCTTGGGCGTGCATGTTTGCCGAAGCCTTCAGCGAGCTTGAGATCCACATACCGGAATGGAGGTTTGAGCTAAGGGATCTTCCAGAGAATGTCTCCGTCGTTCCGGTGGACGATATTTTACCCCAATCGTACGACTGCATCATCACTGATTTCGCCCATGATGATTTTGCCAAAGTGTCAACGAAAAGGAGGATTTCAGTTGTTCACATTGAGCAAAACATTGGGGATGAGAGCCACAGAAAGCTGATTGAGAAGGTGTACGCCTCAAATGACTTCGTGGTTGCCGTTACGGACCACAAGAAATGGACTTTGCAGGATTTTGCTTTGTCTCCGAAGACTCGCGTAATCAACTGTATCGCTCCAGAAAACCCGATGCTTCCATTGGATACAGGTATCATTGGATGCGTTCAGAATCGGATGACGCCTGAAAAGATGGCCATTTGGGACGCTGTTGCAGAGCATCAAAACTGCGTTGCTATTGGGCATTTCAACGCCATCACCAAAGGAGGGGCTTTCGTTCCAAACGGGACAAACGCATATCTATCCGTTCTCAAGACGCTTTCAGTGTTTGTGAATGTGGTCAGCGGAGACGCTTTTGGCATGTCCCCAGTTGAAGCAATGTCCTTTGGAATCCCAATGGTAACTGGCTTCTCAAGGGACATCGAAGACGAGTTCATTTCCGGGTGGAACTGCCTGATGACAGACAACCGTGGACACAGATCGGCATTGCAAATAGCCGCCTTTGCAATTCAACTCCGCAATGACCAGTCCCTCCGTGAGCGCATTGGAAGTGCCGGAAGGGACACGGTTAGGCGCATCTTCTCCAAAGAGAAATTCAGAAGCTCTTTTGAAGAGATCATGTCATAACGATTTCAAATGAGTTTTTCAACGCCAGCGCAGGTTCAGGACATCATCCAACAGATGCTCTACGCCGACATGTGGCGTGGCCAGAACCGTGCGAACATCAACAACCTGTTCAACGGATTCCCTCCGTACACGCCAAACGAGCAGCGTGACAACAGGATCGACTTCAACGTAAACGACCTGTCTGGCACCCGGATCATCTTCCAAGCCCACCAGACGTACACCAAGGCGTTCCAAGGGGCTCCGAGGTACTTCGACGTGGCATTGGACACCGGCCCGAAGTTCAAGCGTGAAGTCTGGTCGGAGATCATCTCCAAGGAAATCAACCGCATCATGAAGCGGTCGGAGACCTACTCCAACACGATGGACTCCCAGTTCGGGGCGTCGGTGCTTCATGGCGTTGGCCCGGTTGTCTGGCCACGGGATGGCGCTTGGTGCCCGACTGCAAAGGGACCAGAGGACATTCTGGTTCCGATGAACACCCTGCGTTCGCTGGAAAACCTACAGTATTTCGCGGTCCAGATGACAATGACGAGCAAGGAGCTTGTGAGGCTTGCGGCTGGCAACGCTGACGGAGCGTGGAATCAGCCGATGCTCAAGGAGATCATCCAGAAGCTCGCTGAACAGACGAAGTTCAACATGGGAAACGTGCCGTTCAATCAGTGGCAGTTCCCTGAGAAGGTGGCGGAGTATTTCAAGGAGAACTCGACGTACCTTGGAAGCGACACTTGCCCAACCATTCGATGCTGGGACTTCTACTTCGTTGACGACGACACCAGCGAGTGGCGGCGAAGGATCGTTGTTGATCCAAACACGGTTTCCGTTCGTGGGCTCAACACGCGGGACACGTTCCTCTTCAATCCAAAGGATCGAAACTACGGAGCCAACAGCAACCACATCATGAGCGTGCTATTTGCGGACGGATGCGTGGTTGCACCCTACAAGTGGCATTCGATCCGGTCGCTTGGCTACCTGCTTTACGCGGTTTGCCATGCGAACAACCGGATTCGGTCCAAGTTCTACTCCGCTGTCATGGAGTCCATGCAGTGGTACTTCCGCAACAACCCGGATGGCGACGAGGAGCGGCTTGAGCGGGTGGACTTGCACCACCTCGGCGTCATTCCAAACGGGGTGACGTGGGTTCTTCCGCAGGAACGCCACACCATCGACAAGGACCTCGTTGGCGCTGCATTCTCGATGAACCGGCAACTCATGGCCGAAAGCGCGGCTTCGTACGTCCAGGACGCCGACAACGGCAGCGGGAAGGAGCAAACGGCCACCGAAGTCATGGCGAAGGTCCAACAGGCCAATGCGCTTGTTGGATCCATGCTGACCTACGCCTACCGCATCAAGGGTTCCGAGTACCGGGAGATTGCACGCCGGTTCTGTTCCGTAGACAGCGTGGACACCAACCGCTTCCGCGAGCGTTGCATGGCTCAAGGCGTGGACAAGGCGGTATTTGACGACATCGAAGCGTGGGACATCAACCCGATCAAAGTCGGTGGCGCTGGCAACAAGATCCTCCAGATGGCTCAGGCTCAAGCCATGATGCAGGTTTACGACCGATACAGCCCGAAAGGTCAGGCAGTCATTCGTCGTCAGTATGCCGAAGCTGCAATGGACAACCCGGAACTTGCTCAGGAAATCGAACCCGAGCAGGAACAACAGGCTTCAAGCTCCGAGGAGAAGGCTACGCTGTCTTGGGGAACCCTCATGGATGGCAAGCAAGTGGTCATCTCCGGATACATCAACACGATTGAGTACGTTGAGACCTTGCTGAAGATGCTGGTTGAGGACGTGGCTACCGTGTCGCAGACCGGCCAGACTCCACCCGTCAATCGCATTATCGGCTACGAGACTGTTCTGAAGACCTTGGATGGGTACATTCGCGAGATTGGTGCCGATCCCAACCAGAAGGGCCGCGTTCAGTCCTACATGGACCTCATGGGACAAATTCAGAACCGGCTTAAGGCGTGGATCCAGCAGACTCAGGAAGCCATGCAGGCGCAGCAGGAACAGGGCGCTGGCGGCGAAGGTCAGGCTGAGATGGTCAAGGCTCAGACTGAGGCTGAAATCTCCAAGGCGCGCGCTTTGCAAGAGATGGAGCAGGACCAGATTCGGTTCCAGAACGAGAACATGCGGAAGGACGCGCAAGCCGTTCTTGAAGCCCAGCGTTCCAATCTTCGGGTTGAAGCCGAGACCCAGGCGACGGCAGCCAGAACCCAAGCTGAAATTGCGGCGAGTGCTGCAAAGACGGCGGCTGACATCGAGTTCAAAGGCGCGAAAGCGGAGGCAGTACGCCCCGCGTACACATGAAAACACCCAAGCAACTGTTTCACCGAGAAGAGAACAAGGCGGATGTTCGATGGCTTGCAGGCATCATTGACGATCCGCGGTTTGAGCAAGTCCTTCTCATGGTGGAGGCGAATCTTCACGGGAACATGGCAAACATCACTGGGCCAAATCAGATGATGATCGACAACGCCATCCGCATTGGGATGCACCGATTCCGGACTGAATTACTCCACTTCGCAAGTCCCGCGTCCAAGCCCCAGCAATGGGCGATGCCTCCCGTTCTTCACGATCCCGACCGTCCAGCAACAACGTAATACCCAAAGCAAATGCCAACAGAAGCACCTCCAGCACCGTCGTCAGCGATGGATTCGTCGTTTGACGCCCTTATCGACGCAGCGCCAGTTGATTCAAGGTATCAGGCGGCACAACCCCCCCAAGCGCAGGAGCCGTCTGCAAGGGAGTCAGCGCCGTCAAAGCCTGCCGAGACTCCGAAGGCGGAGACGACTCCTGACGCGCCCAAGGCCCAGGAATCCGCGCCCGACTTGGACCTGTCAGATGGGCTTGGAAAGCTCCGCAAGCAAGCAGCCAAGCCGCAAGCCACTGCTGCCGTTGAACCAGACAACGCTCCGGTTGACGCTCCAAAGACCCCAAAAGCCCTGCGTGAAGCCTATGACCTTTCCAAGAAGGAAAACGCTTCCCTCCAAGCCAAGATCCAAGAGCTTGCCAAGGCAAAGGAAGAGGGAACCAAAGCTGAAGTCGCGAAAGTTCAGTCCGAACTGAACGTTAAGATCGAACAGCTTCAAAAGAAGTACGAAGACAACGAGACCCGGCTTCGCTACGTCGATTACGAGCGTTCCGACGAGCACATCGAGAAGTACCAGAAACCTTTGGACGAAGCGTGGAGTCGCGCAGGAACTCAGTTGCGCGGGTACAACGCCCAGCTTCCAGATGGCACCACTCGCCCGTTTCAGGGAAGCGATCTTGTAGAGCTTGTCACGATGGAGCCGGGTTCTGCCCATGAAAAGGCAGAGCAGATGTTTGGTTCCGCCCGTGGAGCCTACGTCATGCGCTACGTTGAGAAGATCCGCGACTTGAACGACGCCAAGAACGAGGCGGTTGAGGATTGGAAGAAGCGCGGGTCCGAATACCAAGCGGAACAGACCCGGACTCGCGAAGAGACGATGCAATTCGCGATCAAGAACTACGAGGGCCGTCAGGAGCAGCTTCGGAAAGATGCGCCTGACCTGTTCGACTTCAACCCGGAGGACTCTGTTGGCAAGGAAGCCAAGGAGTACGTCGAATCCCGCGAGAAGTTGAATGCGCTGGCATTCCGAGGGATTGGCTTGAAAGAAGGCGTCACTCCTCAAGAGCGGGCGACCATCATGAGCAAGGCGCAGGCTGAAGTTGCCGCCGCCTCTCGCATCCTTCCGTATCACATCGTCCGCGCAAACAAGGCGGAGGAGCGAATCAAGGAACTGGAGGGCAAGATTGCGAAACTCCAAGGCACGGAACCGGGTCCTGGCGGCAAGGCGTCGGTCAATGGAGGCGCAAAGGCGGCTGGACCTAAGAGCTTCAGTGATCTTATTGACGAGGCTCCTGCGCTTGTTCGTTGACAAGACGATGCTCTAGGGAGTAATCCATCGCTTGGTGTAAATACTTCAGCCCACCACTGAAGGGTCAGAGGAGACCGCAAACCTCAAGCGCCGTTCAGCGGCAAGCCCACCCAAGGGCCGGTTTCGCAACCGGGATTGGTTCAAGGATCACAAATCCTGCAACCTCCCGGTTTTTTCGCGTACCGATGAGGCCAAGTACCAACTAGCGCGAGGTAGGTACACACTTCATTTATGGCCGCAGCAGATGTTATCAGTTGTCGCGCCTTCACGGACATCCTGATTACTCAGGAGCCGGTGTATGACACCGAAATCGTGAAGGACATTCGTCCCTCCGCCTCCGGGCTGTTGGGCTACTACATGACGGCACCGTGGGATGCTTTCACATCCACGACTCACACGTTTGACCGTGTGAAAGCCGTCTTTCCGAACCTGACCAAGCCTTGGCGTGCTACGACCTCAGGCAACTGCGTCGGGACTCCGTGCGATCCGGTCTCCAACCAGATTGGCATGGGCAACCAGCGGTTCACTTACTCGCTGGAGGAGCAGTCTTGGGAATCCCAACTCATGTGCTTTGACGAGCAGATGACGCGGACCAAGGCCAAGGAAAGTATCGCCTACTTCATCTCCGACATCCTGCGTCCGGCGACTCAGTGGATCACGAATTTCTGGCTGATGCGTCAGGCGATGCAGTTGTCCGGACGAAAGATTGTCGTGACCACTCCGGTTGCTGGCCAGCTTCCTGAGTTCGACTTCTCTTGGGACACGGACTCCGAAGGCAACGATGTCTACGAGTACCTGAACATCACCAACGCTGACACTGGCGCTCCGATTGACCCCACGGGTCTTCTGACGCAGAACGTGCTTCAGCGCGAAGTGTTCCCGCTCTATCAGGTGGGCGCAACCGAAGCCGGTAAGAACGAGTACAACAAGCTCGAACTGCACACCGACATCGACTCCGCGCATTACCTGAGTCGCGAAGACCCGACGCTGTACAACCAGTGGCGTTTCAACGAGTTCGACAAGGCTTCGGCTGAGTACTACAAATACGGATTCACCGGCATTGTTGGCGACTACATGGTGAAGGTCTGGCAGACGCCGCTTCGGTTCAACCGGGTGTCCACGGGTCGGTTCCAGATGGTTCAGCCGTACGTCAATCGTGCGGTCACGAACGGTCTCGGCAACTTCCCGAACCCCGACTACCAGAACGCTTGGTATCAGTTCAGCCAGATCAACAACCCGGCTGGCCTGCGATTCATGACCTTCTCCCCGGAGGCTGTGAATCCCCAGATGCCGTACCTCGTTCGCTCCTACGCTGGTCAGTGGCGCTTCGCCATCGACAACCTGGGCGCGGATTGCGACGGCAAGCCGATTGCCAACTACCGCCGCAACAAGGGCAAGTGGTGGGCTGACTTCCGCTGGGCCATGAAGGCGGAACATCCGGAGTTCCTTGTCAGCATCTTCCACCTCCGCCAGCCGCCTTGCTTGACCATTGTTGAACCTTGCGGTGAAGACCCCGGCTACCCCGAGCAGGTCTACGACAGCGCGAACGATGCGTGCGATACTACGATCACGTTCGTTGCGGTTGCCCGAGCCAGTGGGACGTTCTCCATCCCGGCAAACGGCGTAACCTGCAACGGCAATGCCGTGGCAACTGGAGCACTTTCCAACGCTACTCTGGCTGGCTTTGTTGCCGCCCTTCAAGTGGCTTGGGATGCGGCTAATCGGGATGGTACTTGGAGCGTGGTTGACGCCGCCTCCAACACCATTCAGGTCACTGGCACCACCTGCGAAAACGTGGGCTTGGCGTTCATCGTTGACTAAACCTTCGCCCCATTCGCCGGGGCGTAAGCGCGGGGTGGGTTGTCTTGGGTATTCAGCCCATCCCGCGTCACTTTCTTACAGACCATGAAAACGATTGATTCGCGAGCAAGGAACGGTTCCGGCCAACTGATGGGGCATCCCATGCGGAAGGAGGAGGAAGTCACGGGCGTTGAGTTCATGCCTCCATCCGGGTTGGACCTGAAGGGTCGGAAGGGGACCGCGACAGTCGCATGGTCTCGCAAATCCGATGGCAAGATGGTCATCACCTCCGTAAACGGCGTCAGCATTGGTGCCGACGACGAAGAGGATGATTCCATGGAAATGGAAGACGCCCAGGCAGGAGCCGAGGTTCCCGCCGAAGAGATGGCTTAACCAACAAATCACATGTCAACCCCATACGTACCAAGTGGCCAATTATTGCTGTATCTTGCGAACAATGTTCTCAAGCTCTACAACGAAACCTACCGAGAAGGCGTTTCGGCTGGGGCTTTGGCTGCCGCAAACAACGGGACCCCGCTTCCTCCAGATGCAACGACTCAGGAGTTGTTGGATTACATTGGGGGAACCATGCAAAAGTACATCCCCTCAGACCTGAGGAGCATTTTCATTCAACAGCTTTTGACGTTCCTGCAAAGGCACTCGGTGTTGACTGGATCGGCTCCTTTGAGCGGGTCGATCAATCCAAACGGCCTTGGTGGCGCGTTCCTTACTATCGAAGGCGCTGAACCTGGAGACTTCGTGGATGTTTCGTTCAGCGATGGCCTTGGCGCATCCCCGTACCAAGTGACCGCTTTGGTTAGCGCACTGAATACGGTGACTGTCGGGATATGGAATCCCCCCGGATTCTTCACTCTGGATCTGAATGGAAAAACGGCATACGTCAGGGTCACAAAGAGGACCTAAGCCATGCCCTGCGACACTCAACAACTCTTGAGCGATGGGCGTTGTTTCTCCAACGCCTGTCTTACCCCTGACCAGCAGACCATTGTGCAACTTCAGCTGCTCAAGGAACTTGCTGGTTACGGCGGTACTGTTCAGGAGTTGTTGAGTGAAGGCAGATGCTTTTCAAATGCCTGCCTCACACGGGGGCAACAGACGCAGATTCAAATTCAGTTGCTCTGCGAGATCAATGATGGGTTGTAACGATCGGATTATTTTAT